ACCCAATCCCAATAATTATTCTCTCTAACTCCCTTTCCATAGCCATTATGATATTCTATTAAGACATCTAACACTTCTAAAAAATTATTCCATCTTGTTTCATTTGCGACATCTTTAACAAATTCTTTTATCATTAATATATAACTACTTATAATAACTTCGTGTTCACTATTAGCATAAATAGGCTTTACCATTTGCCAAAGTTATAAAAATATCTATTCAATTCCTTTTTCCTTTTTTAATTTATCAACAAGTGATTTGTAATAAGTTATCTTTTCTTCATATTCTATACGACTGATCTTAACTGTTGTTCTTGCTAATCCTTCTAAATGTTCAGCAGTACCTTCTCCATACTTAGCATCTAAATTTAAAGCGAATTTATATTGTTCTCCTTGTTTAAACATATTACACCCCACACATTGTGCCTGACAATTTTCTTCATCAAATCTAGTTGCTAAAAAACTCCTGCTTTGAAAGTGTCCATTTTGCATTCCTTTCTTATAATGTTTAACACAACCACAAGTGAAGCATTGAACAAGTCCATTATGAGAATCTCTAATTCTTATATAAAGACTAAACCATTTATCTAGTTCTTTTTTAAGTTTGCTTATTGTCTTCATAAATTTGTATAAGATTTTCTATTTCATCTCTTGGAATAAATCCTGATTGATGTATAACCATATGAACCATAGAAGGTACGGCAATAAGATTATCTAAGTTGTTATTGTCGTGATTAAAATCTATATGATGAACCTCCCAATTTTCTGGAATTTTACCGTTGTTTTCTTCATATAGTTTTCTATAATTAATTGCCATACCCTAAGTCTTTTTGCCACTTATCTTGAATAATACCTTTTCTTGAATTATACACTTTACCTCTTAACTCAGGTTTTTCTTCTTGTAGCTTTGCTCTCATTCTTCTAATAGTTTCAGCGTTAGTAAGTTTGCTTTCAGCATATTGCTTTAAGAAATCATAAGCAGTTATTTCTTTAGCATCTAATCCTTTATATTCTAATTCTCTAAACCAATAAGTTGCTATTAGTTTACTATCACTATCTTTTAAGCGTGGTGTTTTTCTTAATAAGGCTTCTATTACTTTTTTAGTTTTCATAATTATTCTTCAAATTTAGTACAAAAATAAGCTTCTAATACACAAGCCAAAATAATTAATAACCATATCATTGTTAGTATCTTCATTTTAAAACAATTTGTTTTGTTGTTTGTTATTTTGTTGTACAATACCTAACATAGTTTTAAATATAGTTTTAGCTACTTCATAATCTACTAAGTTTCTTGCTATTTTATCCCTTCTTTGTTTTCCTTTATATTTATAAAAATCGTAATTATGAAACCTAGATAATGATTGTACTTCGTTTTTCATAGAACACAAAATACCGCTAAGTTTTCTGCATTTTAAATCATCAGGTAAAATAAAGTTTGTCCAATATATATGTCTACCCCTTTTATGTCCTTCTATTAATGGTTTGTAGTATGGAACTACATTTTCTACAACATATTTACCTTTAAAAAAATTATCTAAAAGCAATATTTCTTCATATAGTTTTAAATCAGGATATTTATCTATAAAAGTACTTCTATTTTTTTGTGTTATTCTTATCTTAGAATGTGTAGGACAAGGCGGAGAACTCCAAATAAAGTCAAACTCTTTATAGTGGTCTAGCAAGTATTGATGTGCGTCTGCTACAATTACTTTATCATTCGGAAATCTATCTTGATACAATCTAGCTAACTCAGGATCAAGCTCTACTGCTGTTACTTCTATGTCCTCTTTTACTTCGTTCCACTTGTAGCGATTACCACCAAGACAAGCATATAAATTTAGTATCTTCATTTTAATAGTTTTTGTGATTGATAATAAGGTACTGTCTTAGGGTCTTTATTTAATGTGTGTACTTCGTAATAGGCATTGTCTATTCTTTCTTTTTTATGTTCGTATGTCCATTTGTAAAATGTTCTAATATTTAAAAAAGGTTCGTCTTTGCCAAATCTTACACCTAATTTAAAAGCATCTTGTACTTGATTAAATGTCATATTTCCAAAACGCTTTTCAGTCATTAAATCTTCTGCAAATATCTTGCTTAAACTAGCTAGAGTTTGTCTATCAGTTTTATGTCCTATTTCAACACCTGTTTTTGATATTAAATCTAATACTTTTTCAGATAGTTCTTTTAAGTTTTCTTCCTTTAATATTTTCATAATAGTTTCTTAGCTTCTTGCCATTCATTAATTTGTGAGTCTAGCTTAGACATTGTTTTAGGTTTCTTTTTGTCTCCTCTCTCCCAATTTCTTACTGCTGATTTCCAACACTTCATTTTTGATTTACCTACAAACCAATCTTTGCTCTCATAAAAATCCCAAAACGCTTCAGGGTCTATATTATTTTTTCTTTCTAAACAATAATTTTTAACCTCAACTAAAGTAGGTTTTTTAAAACGCTCCCTATTACTATATGTAATATTAGTATTAGTTATATTTATATTAGTATTATCTCTCAACTTATTTTGTGTAGGGGTGTCAATTAATTTTATGTACCTTGACAAAATTTCTTTACTACCATCTTTATATACATTTTGGCGTGTAATAAATTTATTGTCTTCTAAGCACTTTAACCAATTCTGAACAGATGTTTTACTTACATTATAGAGTTTAGAAAAGTAATTAGTTGAAGCATTACATTTTCCGTTCATATTAGTTAAAGCACTTATTTCTGCATATAATAATTTAGCATTAGGAGTTATGTCTGCATATCTAACCTCAGCAGGTATTATAGCATAGTAATTTGGTTTTTCTTTCATAAAATTGTCATCTCATATTTATATTCTCTGAGTGCAAACTTAATGTTTTCTAATTGATTAGAAAAATCCATATAAGAAGTTGATATAATTACCTCTACATTATCTGATTTAACAAGTATTTGTGCTTCATTTTTAGGATTTTCCTTTACGCCATTCTTTAATAGAAAAGCTTTCATATAAGTCTTATCTACAAACACCTTTTTAGATTGTTCAATTTGTTTGTAAGTCATATAAACTTTATTAAAAGCATCTCTATATTTTTCCCAAGTATAATTACCTTGATGCATCTTTTCATAATGATATATAGAAGCCCTATGTCTGTTTAATCCTTCAGCTATAATAGAATGACTAATACCTTCTTCTGTTCTACCTATTACTGCTGCTATCATTCTTGGAATCTGTATGTGCTGCTTTCTTGTTTTTAAGGACAGAGAACCTTTACGCAATCCCATTACACTTGTAGTAAGATTACAAATATGTTTAAAGTTGTCTTTTGCGGTCATTAGAATGGCATCTCATTATTTTCATTAGGCTTTTTGTCTTCCATTACCCAATCTACAAATTCTTGTGCTACCTTTAAAACATCAGAAGTGCTACAATTTCCACCACTACAATAATCAACTGCTGACTTTAGGCTTGATTGTTTTACTATCATCTTTTGTACGCTATCATCTTTTTTATATCCTGCATTAGATAAACCAATAAAAGATTGATTCTGTTGATATACAGGTTTTACTTTAGGAAATTTACCGTCTATAAATTCATATTCCATTTCTTGATCTTTTACAAACTTTTTCTGATCTTGTGACTTTGAAGAATATTCTCCACAGTCTCCATTTTCAAATGCCACTTCAAATTTATACATCATTCCAAAATTACCTTCCCACGTTCCATTATTTTGAACGCTTGTTACTTTACTTTTTTTAATCATTGTTTTCAATTTTATATTTGCTTACTCTTTAAGATTTTCAGCTTCCTCTATGTTTTCTAATTCTTTTTGATGACAATCGTAACATTCTTCTTCATAGTCAAAGAAGCAATCTAATGTTTCGCCACAACAATTACAAGTAGGATTTTCTCCACTCCAATTAATAGGATTGTTAGAATCGTTTGCTATATGCTTATCCATTGTAGTATAATTT